TTCTTTAAAATGTACAATATAATATCTTCCTTGCTTATGTAATATGTGACAGGATTGATAGATCTTCTTCTCTTTACGAGATGCTACTCCAATACGTGTAAGTGTTTCACGAACTTTTAGGAAATCATCTGGTTCATTTAATGTAATTTCAATCATTTGATCCGTAGACCATTTTACCTCAGGCTCGGTAATCATTTCGCTCCTCCAGTTTCAAATTTAGATTTTATAAAATTAAGTTGTTCTTTACTTAAGATACGTAGAGCTTGCTTTGCCTTTTCGTTACTATAACCATAATAACGTTTCACACAATCAAGATCCTTGATCTCATCCTTACGAAGCCACGGAGAAAATCTCTTTCGCTTCCTCACACTATTTAGAAAAAAGGAATACTGAAGGTCATTATCTAAGTGTGCATTTAAGTTCATTTCGTTTGCAAAAAGAACTGTATCAAGATGTCCAGACATACAACGATTGATAATATACGCAGGATATTTTGCTGTGGGATCATCTTCAAATAGATTCTTTTTGTTAAAGTTGATTGAATTCAACCAGTCTTTTAATTCGTAACTCATCGTATAATTTGAATATCATCATCTTCTGTCCAGAGTTCGACCTCAGTTCTGAACCTACCTTCTCTTTTCAATTTTTCATATCTCTTTCCAGCTTTCTTTTTCCACCAAGATATAATATTTTCAAGATAAAACTTATCCCAGTTTTGCCCTTTAACTAATTCTGTCTGTTCCCCAAGAATCACTTCCCTTACATTTTCATAACCATAAGTTGATGTATAAGATCTTTTTCTTTCAGTAAGTCCAAGAGCGTTATCCATAACTTTGGAAAATAACTTAAGTTTATCTTGATCTTCTAAAGAATTTTTAATTATAGAAACCATTCTTCTTTGTCTTTTTAATTTCTTAGAAGATGCTCTATTTTCCGTTAGGGGTTGATTATCATTAAAGTAAGTAAATTTATTATGTAAGTGATGAAATGCATCATCATGAAGTAATGGTGGAAATTTACTATCTGTTAAACCTTTAAATCTTATGAAGGGTTTTAATCCATCATATTGAGATGCCGAACTTGTGGAACCATATAAAGAAGTAGTCTCAAATAAGGCAATCTCTTTTTCAAACACTTTATTAAGTGTTTCTCTTGCAAAATGAGACACACACATTAAAGCAAGTAATTTGCCACCAAGATAATTATATCCAAAAGGTTGCGAAGGAACAATTGCAAATCCCATCACAGCATGACGATTAAAAATAGATAGATCTGGTTGTTTACCCAACCAAATATTTCTAGGCTTTGAATTTATTGTTGGAGACCCAAAACGAATAAATCCAACTATTGTATTAGTATTCTTTTCATATACCATCCAACGAAGTTCTCTACCAGGAATATTATGTTCTATAACTGCAGATGAAGTTGCAGTTAATAAATTTACAAAATATTCTTGAGGTAGAGAGTTTTGAAATCTTTTACCAATAAACTTAACTTCAAAATCCATATCCTCTGGATGAATATCTTTATTAAAGAACTTATCCTTTAGAGATATATCTTGAAAAGATCCTGATCTAGATGTTATTGCTTCTTTTTTTGCATACCTTAGATAATCTTCAATTGTATGAAAATTTTGAAAATAAGAAATAAATTCATCTGCTGCCCAATTTGCAAAATCAACTGGAACTTTATCTATAACTTTCATTTTAAATAATTCAATAAAGATAATATTACTAATAGTGTTAAACAAATCTGATTATATGTCATTTGAAGTTACACTCCACCATTATTTCTGTAAGAGCAGCAAGTAGATGTAATTCTTGATCTGCTGCTCGTTCGGATTGAAAATCATACTTAGCAATAATGAGAACTATAGCAGCTATACTTGGCCCATCAATTTCTTTTACAAGAACATCATAAATTTTACGTAAGATTAATACTAACCCATTGTAGTAATGATCTGTTGCCCATTTTCTAACCGAATTAAAATTTTTTTCTTTTAAGTAAGTAATGAGATCATCCACAACAACATCTGCAAATTCTGCCAATATACCGCTATCTATTTTCCCACAGACAGAGTATCTTTGACACTCGTTTAAAATTCTTCTCCAATCTGGAAAATAACTTTTTATTAACTTTGCAAGAACAATATCTTCATATTCAATATTTTCATTTTCAAGAATATATTTAATTCTTTTAAAAAATAAATGTGATACTTCAGATCTATCCTCTGGATTAATAGAAAAATCTACTGATACACATCTTGAATGAAGAGGATCAATAATTTTATACTTATAGTTGCAAGTAAATATAAATCTACAATTATTTGAAAACTCTTCTATGAATGCTCTTAATGAAAGTTGAACATCTTTTCCTGTATTATCAGCTTCATCAATGATAATGACTTTATGTTTAGCTTCAGATTCAAATAAAGAAACTGTAGATGCAAAAGTTTTTGCGTTGTTTCTAACTGTATCTAAAAAACGTCCTTCATCTGATCCATTAATAACAAGGCAATCGACACCTAATTGTTTACATAATGCCTTTGCTACAGTAGTCTTTCCAACACCAGGTAATCCAGATAAAAGCATATTTGGAATTTGTCCTGAGTCTACAAAACCTTGAAAGGTTTTTTTAATATTCTGTGGAAGAATACAATCATCAATTGTTTCGGGTCTATATTTTTCAACCCATATAAAGTCACTCATTTTAATTATCTAAGTAAGATTGAATTGCTATCAATGTTTCCAAAGGTATCCAAGTTGGTGTTTCATCTTGAAACTGAACTTCTACCTCTGTAATATTTTGTTGATGAAACCTATCATAAGTCTCTCTTGCATTTTTGACAATATTAAAAGGACTCATCATTCAGTACCTCTCCATTTTTTTCTCATTGTAACATAGGTTTCATCTTTTGCCACTTTGTCTCTCATTTTTTTGAAAACATTTGCAGAACGGGACTTTTCACAGTGTAATGCGGTTGGCGACTGCGGTGATATGGAACCATCTCTAGCGTACTTCTTTCCACTAGGATGATTTGCATACCTACGGGAGCGAGTAAATCCCATCTCAAGAAACTTCCTTGCCATATCCATTCCAATGAAGTCCTGTTGCTCCTTATAGTCACAAAACATGGAGTAGATTTTATTAGCAGATTTGCGAGCAATATCTTCATTTACAAATCTCCAATGAGAGCATATATCGTTAGTGTAAGGCCGTACCAGTAGCACTCCTTGCTCTCCCCTTCCAATACGATAAAGTTGGCGATTCTCTTCAATTGTAAAATCAATGTTTTTGTAATCGAGGTCATAATCAAATTCTTTCATAATAATCTGTCAAAGACATCAGTTTCAATTTTGTTTGCTTTAAAAGTTTTACCTAAGTATTCTACTGCTTTATGTGGGTCACACTTATCACCACAGGTAAAAATGTCACACTTTGCAACACCTTTCTCTGGCCAAGTATGAATACTTAAATGACTCTCTGCAAGCATAGCGAGTGCTGTGACCCCCTGTGGTTTAAACTTATGACATGAAATGTTTATTAATTCTGATTTAGATTCTCTAGCAGCATTCCATGCACTTAATCTTACAAAGTCCTCATTATCTAAAAGATCAGGAGGACAATCTATTAAGTCAAAAAGTAAATGTTTCATAATTAAGAAAAACCTTTAGATTTTTTCTTTGGTTTATCAATAACGTGAATAACTGTTCCTTCAAACCAAGGTGAACGACAATTATTCCACCACCACTCTTGAACCTCGTCCCAAGATTCTACCACAAAAGATTTATTCTGACAAACTATCTTATAGTGGTGACGATCATAAGGTGCATCACTTGTTTGTGAAAAGTATCTGGGATCAGTTTTTTCAATTAAATTAGTCATCGTGATCATCCCAAGGATCTGCTAATCCTTTGTTTGCAAAGAATCCTCTGTATATTCCATAACCTGCTAACAGTATCGTAATCACTGCTATTGAAATGCCAAAGGTATAATTTGGATCAAATGTAAAATGTGGGATTAGTGTGTCATTACACTTAGCAATCTTCTCTGGATCGCTCCAAGTACCAGGTAAAGTGTATACTGGTGGACATGCTGAAAAAATCATAGGTTATAACCAATTGGGTTTTCTGGACGGATTGCGAATATAATTATTTGCAACCCAAGGCTTTGATGCGATGTAACGCTTATATGCAGTGAAGATATCAATGCTTGTATCATACTTGAACTGATCAGGGCCTGCAAAAGCAAACGGTGTTGCTTCTTTATGACATAGTAATGTCTTTCCTGTTCTCTGTTCAAATACTTCTTCTGCTGCATTCATAGCAGTTTGACAAGAATGAATCTTGTTGTATCTATTCTCGTACTCTTTGAGTAGTGCAAATCCGTGTTGAATTAACCACGCAGTATTGGCAATACTCTGTGATGCCCATATGGTGCAAGGATGTCCACGGAAAGCACCCTTCTGAGTATTGTAAGGTGTTCCGTCTTTCTTAGGTAATAAATCATCACCCCAAGCAAAATACCACTTGGAATAGACCACTGCCAACATCTGGCAAGTCTCAAGTGGCATCTTTACAATATGCTTATCGGGTAAGACTTTTGCTGACACAATTGGGTCAGGATCTGTCACAAAAATGTTCATAATGAGGTGGAGTATAATGATCGTTCCAGTGTCGAATGTTACCTGCAACGATAAAACAATTAGTAATCACAAGTTGGAGAAAGATTAAAGTTCGGATTATGGCAACTGTGTCTGCTTCTTTATCAGACTTACCAGATTTGTCTCCGAGTGCTTTTGCCCATACTCTCCATACCTTCCATATCATAGCATAAAATTCCTATGTTGCCAAGTCATTCCACTTGTAGATCCTTTACACGGGTTTATGCAATCGTTTTCTTTAACATAACCATAGTTTTTTAGGGTATTACAAACCAGACCTGCAAGATCATGAGGACA